ATACCTACCTATAGGGATAAAATTAAATTGAATACAGAGCGTTTTAAGGGCATTCCTGAGGATGCTACAGTAATACCGTTCACTAAACGAGGTATTGTACAGAAGACTTCAGAAGTATTCGGGGTCAGAGTAGATGATAACAAGATCTACTTTCCGTACTACGATATCAACGGTACTCTTGTAGCTACGAAGATGCGAGGAAAGAAAGAGAAGACATTCAGCAGTGACGGTGCATGGGCAGAAGCTACGTTGTTTGGACAGAATCTGTTCACCAAGGGTGGCAAAGCTATCACGATCACTGAAGGTGAGTTTGATGCGATGGCTTGCTATCAGATGACTGGTTCACGTTACCCAGTAGTGTCAATTCGTAACGGTGCAGGTAATGCATTGAAGGATTGTCGTGCTCAGTACGAGTACTTAGATTCTTTTGAGAAGATTGTAATCTGTTTTGATGCTGATGAGCAGGGCGTTAAGGCAAGCAAAGAAGTAGCAGAGTTGTTCGGTAGTAAGGCACACGTGTTCATGCATACAGGTACGACATACAAGGACGCATGTGATTACTCATTCAACAATGATACTAAGCTGTTCATTGAGAAGTGGTGGAACGCTGACAAGTACGTACCTGATGGGATCGTAGCAGGTTCTACATTGTGGGATATCGTATCAGCACCTGTAGAGAAAGCTGATGTGTTGTATCCTTACAACGGTATCAATGACTTGACATACGGAATCCGTAAGGGAGAACTAGTAACAGTGACAGCCGGATCAGGACTAGGTAAGTCACAGTTCTTACGTGAGATTGTATGGCACATCTTGAATAACTCACAAGATAACATCGGTTTGATGTTCTTAGAAGAGTCAGTCAAGAAGACAGCACAATCATTGATGAGCTTAGCAGTTAATAAACCATTACATTTACCGGACAATAATGCAACAGACGACGAACGAAGATACGCTTTTGATAAGACTCTTGGCAGTGATAGGCTATTCCTGTTTGATCATTTCGGGAGCACTTCTATCGATAACATTCTTAATCGGGTACGGTTTATGGCTCGTGGGCTTGATTGCCAATATGTTTTCGTAGATCACGTGAGTATCATTGTATCCGCACAAGAATCCGGTGATGAACGTAAGGCAATCGATGAGATCATGACAAAGCTACGCATGCTAGTACAGGAAACAGGTATCAGTTTGTTTGTAGTATCACACCTGAAACGTCCGTCTGACAAGGGTCACGAGGAAGGCGCAGCCACTTCACTTGCACAGCTGCGTGGTTCAGGTTCTATTGCACAGCTAAGTGATATAGTTATAGGACTCGAACGTAACGGTCAACACGAGGATCTAATGGAGCGTAACACTACGCACGTACGAGTGCTAAAGAATCGCTTCAGTGGATTGACTGGTAAAGCATGTCGCTTGTTGTACACACGTGGCACTGGTCGTATGATGGAGATGCCTTCAGAGGAATCTTCGTTATGATGTATGGCTTTGTATTCATCTTCGCATTCATGGGTGGCTTTGCTTATGGTTCACTGAACCACTACGTAGAGAACATGACTGAGTGTACAACTTATCGACAAGGGGATACAACGTGGGTAGGATACAGAGCTATCAGTAATGACTATGATCGAAGATGTTTTTGGTTAGAAGATAAGTTCCCTTCAAGGGTTAGACAGGGAGTAGAAGTTAATGGAAAAGACTATGCAATCAGACCTTAGTTTAGTTGATCGATTACGTAAACGTGCAGAGATACGAAGACAGATACCTAGTCGCAAGTCAGTACAGAACAATGAACATGATCGTATCTCAGACTTGTTAGAGGAATCTGCAGACGTTATAGAGAAGTATACTAAAGTACTGGAAGACATTGCTAATGATTATCCTGAGCTAAGTCACGACAAAGCAAGGATGCAAAACTTAGATCATATTAAGTGGGCTAAGAATGTGTTAAAGATGTTTTCCTGTAATGGTTTCTGTGGTGAGTATGAGTGTAAAGAGAATCAAGCTAACTGTAAAAGGATTAAGAAATGAAACTATATGATTTAAAGAAGGGCGATAAGTTTAGAATCATTGACGAAGAACCTAGAGTTCCGCCCGGTGCACCTGAGGCAGATCCTGATAAGGTATATTGGTTCGGTAGTATTGATGGCATGTATAGCTACTGCAAGGACGGAGATGAGCTTGTTCACTTCGCAGCTTGGACCGAGGTAGAACGTGTCGATGAAACGGAGAAATGAGAACATGAAACATAGACCATGTGGTAACGGTAAAGGTGACACCCCAAGACCTATTACCGATCGGGAACAATTCGATAGAAACTGGGATGATATCTTTAAAAAGTTACCGAAAGGGAATGTAGATGCTGAAGTGGACAGGGACAATCCTATGCCTGATCGGGATAGCACTAACAAGTCTTAACATCTATCCTTTGAATCTGTGGTTTGGGTTCATTGGTTCAGGACTGTGGACTTATGCGGGATTACGACAGCGGGACTATGCGTTATTCATAGTAGAATTTGTAGCTGTTCTAATGTATTTAGGTGGACTAATTAAACAAAGCATGGTATAATAATAGTATGAAGATTATACTTGATATTGAAACTAATAGTAAGCACGATGTTATATGGTGCTGTGTTACAAGAGACATTGAAACTAACGAGGTCAAGGTATGGACGGAAGTAAGTGGGTTACAAAAGTATTTGGATCAATGCGATTTGATTATCATGCACAACGGAATAAGCTTCGATGCTCCAGTACTCCGGAAGAACTGGAAAGTTACGATGAAGCTGAGCCAAGTGTACGATACGCTCGTAGCAAGTCGCCTGTTAAGTCCAAGCCTAGAGGGCGGTCATAGTCTGGCATCGTGGGGTACTCGACTTGGCTTTCCTAAAGACGACTTTAGTGAGTTCGATAATGGCGTTAGTCAAGCAATGATTACATACTGTATACAGGACACACTAGTAACACAGAAGTTGTATGAACATTTAGTCAGTGAATTTAACAACCAATGGTTTGATAAAAGGAGCATAGATCTTGAACACAAAATACAAACAATCATCTGTAAGCAAGAACAAAACGGATTCAAGTTGGATCAGCAAGGTGCTATCATACTTCTCACGGAACTTAAGAGTAAGCTTAGCAATCTTGAAGATGAATTACAGAGTGTATTTCCAACGAAAACAACTGAAAGATATTCAAAGAAAACAGGAAATCGTCTCAAAGATGAAGTCGAAGTATTCAACCCCGGAAGCAGACAGCAAATCGCCAGTCGTCTCCAAGAAAAGGGGTGGAAGCCAAGGAGATTTACCGACAAAGGACAAGCAATCGTCGACGAAACAACGCTCAACGAAAGCACGATCCCCGAAGCAAAGCTAATCGGTGAATACTTGTTGTTACAAAAGAGAATCAGTCAGATAGATTCTTGGTTAAAGGTAGTAAGCAATGACGGTAGGGTACACGGTCGTATTATAACTAACGGTGCAGTGACAGGACGTATGACGCACATGAGTCCTAACATGGCACAAGTACCTAATTCAGGTAGCGAGTACGGTGCAGAATGTCGTGCTCTTTGGACAGTAGAGAAAGGATATAAGTTAGTAGGTATTGATGCTTCAGGACTGGAGTTAAGAATGCTTGCTCACTATATGAATGATGATGCGTATACAAATGAAGTCGTATCAGGTGACATCCACACGGCTAACCAAAGGGCAGCGATGTTGGAAACGAGGAATCAAGCTAAGACGTTTATATATGCATTCCTCTATGGTGCAGGAGCTTCCAAGATTGGGAAGATTGTTGGTGGTTCAGCAAAGGAAGGAGAAGAACTCATCTCTAATTTTCTTAAGAACACGCCTAAGCTACGAGCGTTACGTAAGAAAGTGGTTCGGATACTGGCTGAGAAAGGAACGCTACCAAGTCTTGATGGACGTAGGTTACAAGTTAGGTCGGAACATTCCGCACTCAACACGCTCCTTCAAGGTGCAGGTGCAGTTGTCATGAAGCAAGCGTTAGTGTTGTTAGATAAGAAACTTAAGTCAGCGAAGATTGATTACAAGTTCGTAGCTAACGTACATGATGAGTGGCAAATAGAAGTAGAAGAAGCAAGAGCAGAAGACGCAGGTAAGTTAGGAGTTGAGTCAATAGCTGAGGCAGGATTAATCCTCAACATGAGATGTCCTCTTGCCGGTGAGTATAAAGTAGGTAACAATTGGAAGGAAACACATTGATGAATGAGAAGTTAAAGCAGTGCGTAATGGAGATGCTAAGAATGGGTGAAGACCCTGAAGATATTCAACTGTCTTTAGAGCACGTTCATACTAGTCTCAAGGGAATAAAAGAGTATATTCCTAATCATGACGTGGCAGATTTCTATCGTGCCTACAAAGATGCGGACTTCAGACCATGAACATACCTGAAGACGTAGAGTTGTTAGTAGGATTAGGTGTTGATAAGGATGATAAGTTAGTACTTGCTACTTATCTAACTCTTGAAGAACTTGAAGAGTTTCTCGAAGACTGTTTAGATATAGTAAGAGAAAAACAATTGTCAGAAAGCTTTACATTGCAGTAAAATGTGGTATAATATATGTGTAGTATCAATTACTTGAAAGGAAATTCAAATGAGCGTAGTTAAAATTAAAGGTGAATTGTTTTGGTCGAAGTGGATGAAGGAATTAAACACTAAGTTTAATGCTAACAATGATCGCTTTGAAGCTGTAGTAGCTAACATCTCTGATGCTGACGTGAAGAAGTTAACATCATTGGGTATCAAGATTAAGAACAAAGAAGGTCAAGGTAATTACATTGTAGGTAAGAGTAAGTATGAGTTTGCTCCGGTGACACCATCAGGTGAAAAGGTAGACATCAACGACATCGGCAACGGTACTGAGGTAGAAGTTGATTTGTCTTCTTATTCACACCCTATGAGTTCTTTACATGGTAACGCACCGTCGATCAAGAAGATCACAGTTACTAAGTTAGAGAAGTACGAACCTGAAGCTGTGGCTATCGCTGACATTGACGATGACGACATCCTCTAAGAAGGCGTTGATTGATGCTGATTCTCTAGTATATGCTATCGGTTTTTCAAGCAAAGACATTGAAGAACCTTTAGCTAAATGGAGACTTGATGAAGCGATCAATAATATTCTTACTGATGTAGGTGCTGTTGAGTATGAGGGTTGGATTACCGGGAAAGGAAACTACCGTAACGACATCGCAGTCACAGCACCTTACAAAGGTCAGCGTAAGACAGAGAAGCCTGATCACTATGATGCCTTGAGAGAACACATGCTAAAGAAATGGAAGTTCCACAAGACAGAAGGTATTGAGGCAGACGATGCAGTAGGCATAGCAGCTTATGCTGTACCTGAAGATGCAGTTATCATGGTACATATAGATAAAGACTTGAATCAATTCAGAGGATGGCACTATAACTACAGGAACAAAGAAACCTATTATGTTACAGAGTTTAATGGATTGAAAAGTTTTTATACTCAGATACTAACAGGAGATAGAATTGACAATATCATCGGTATCAAGGGAATTGGTGCAGTTAAAGCGGAAAGGATTCTTAAAGAATGCAAAACAGAAAACGAAATGTATCTTGCTGTACTCGAAGCATACAAAGGAGACTCGGAGCGAGTACTGGAAAACGGACAACTCCTGTGGCTACAAAGGGAAGTAAACCAAGTTTGGCAACCGCCTCAATTGTCTACGTCGAGTGGGTCGATGCAGTCTCAGACGGAGGATGGGAAGACGATATCAAAGTAGACATACATCCTGTCAGGACTATCGGTTACTTAGTAGCTGAGACTAACGATGGGATCTGTCTAGCGTCTACAGTATCAGGTGAGATGAGTAACGCAAGGATGCATATACCAAAGTCATGGATCGTGAAACGAAAGGAAGTTAAACTTGAAACCCCAGTCAGCAAAAGCAAAAGGAAGAAACCTACAAAAGTGGGTGAGGGATAAGATACTCAGCAGCTTCCCTACGCTACAGCAGGATGATGTAAGAAGTACTAGCATGGGTGCAGGTGGTGAAGATGTACAACTAAGTCCGGCAGCTAGAGAGTTCTTTCCTTTCCAAGTGGAGTGTAAGAACCTAGCAAAGATTGCTGTATATAACTACTACGAACAAGCTAAAGAACATGGATACCATCAACCGGTAGTGTTCATTAAGCAGAATCAAAGTAGACCACTAGCAATCATTGATGCAGAATACTTCTTTAAGATGGTGAGCAAATGAGTTGTTCGAATCATGATTATGAATCAACTATAAGAGAACTTGAGAGTGACATCTATGATCGTGAATGCGAACTAGAGACTCTCGAATTAGAACATAGGATGATGAGAGCAAGGATGGAACGACTCGAAGCAGAGAACCTAGAACTACAAAAGCAAGTAGATGCACTATTACTTGTCGCTGAAGTTAAGGAACGAAAAAGACTTGAAGTAATTCAAGATGTTTGGAAACATACAATGGAGAAAACATGACACAAGATAATTATAGTTTTCAATTTAAAGATGAGCATAGAAACATTAATCATAGCTTTACTTTTGATTCAGGTGTACATCATTACGAAGTCTATCGTGAGTTAGTAAGTTTCTTAAGTGTAGTCTACGGCTATGACTTACATGCGGAGTATACAGATTGAAAATACTACTACTCGATATTGAATCCAGTCCAAACGTAGCACACGTGTGGGGAATCTGGCAGCAAAACGTAGGTATCAATCAGTTAATGGAGTCTTCGTATGTACTATGTTGGGCAGCTAAGTGGCTAGGAGAAGACGAGATTATGTTTGATTCTGTTCATGTATCTAAACCTAAGAAGATGCTGAAAAGAATTCATGACTTGATCTCAGAAGCTGACGCAGTTATTCACTACAACGGTACTAAGTTTGATATGCCGACATTGAATAAAGAGTTCTTGTTACATGAAATGAATCCTCCTGCTCCTTACAAGCAGATTGATTTACTCAGACAAGTACGCAGTCAGTTTAGATTCCCTAGCAACAAGCTAGATTATGTGGCACAGCGACTAGGGTTGGGTAGCAAGACTGCTCACGAAGGTCATGAGCTTTGGGTTAAATGTATGAACAAAGATAAAGATGCTTGGTTCAGAATGGAGGAGTATAATAAACAAGATGTCATACTATTGGAAAAACTTTATCACAGATTGTTACCTTGGATTAAGAACCATCCGAACCACAATCATCATGCCGACGGTCAGGTTTGTCCGAGCTGTGGTGGTACTCACCTACAAAAGCGTGGTATTTCTGTTACAACTACCAGTACTTATCAGAGATATCAATGCAGAGCGTGTGGCTCATGGAGTCAGGGAACGAAACAAGCGAAAGCATCAGTAGGAGTTAAGCCGTTATGAGTGGAGATCACAACATGAATCAAATTAAAGAAGGGTATAGACACTATGATAGTCCTGTAGCTATGCCTGATTTAGGTTCACCTAGGGAGTTTACTCTTGATGAATACTTTAGTGGGTTACAGAAGCTGATGGACGATGAGGACATACCTGTTCAGAGTACTCAGATAGGTGGTAGTCATTATCAACGTGCTATCCAACCGTGGGATATTATTCATGAATGGGAGCTTGACTATTGGGAAGGAAATGTGGTAAAATATATACTACGTTGGAAACATAAAGACGGAGTACAAGATTTAAAGAAGGCGAAACATTATTTAGAATATCTAATTGAAAGGGAATTAAATGACAACTAAGAAACAAACAATTAACTTTAGCAAGTTCTTTCCGGAGGACAATGCATTCGTATCATTATCAGGGATGTTCAATCCAAATGCAAAAGACTTCTTGGATGAAGAGTTTGATTTAGATCTTACGATTCAATCAGCAGGTGGACGATTCATTA